CGATTGGACACCGGAACAGATAAAGGCGTTCGCGCTTGCTGACAACCGAACTGCCGAACTAGCGTCTTGGGATTCGATTACTCTAGCGGAGCAACTACTCGAGCTTGAAGAAGCTAACTTCGTAATTGAAGAATTTGGATTCGCAAAAGAAGAACCTTCTGAATCTACGCGACCCGAAGACTTCCCTAGCTTTGATGATACGGAAGAAACTTCGCACCGTTGCCCTAAGTGTCAATACGAATGGAACGGCAAGTCTAAGTGAAAGACTCCGTAATGCCGAAAGGCAAATGGGAATTTGACGAAGCCGTGACGAAAGTTTTTGACGATATGTTAGCCCGTTCAATTCCGGACTACGAGGGAATGCGAGAGCTAACGACAAACCTTGCGCTTCGATTCGCTAAACCCGGAACCGATATTGTCGATTTAGGTTGCTCTCGCGGAGCGGCACTAAAGCCTATTTATCAAGAACTAAAAGAATCCGTAAAGTATTTGGGTATTGAAGTTTCTAAGCCTATGCGTAAGGCAGCGAAAGAAGAAGTTCCGTTCGCCGAAATCTTAGACCTTGATTTACGAAAGACCTACCCGCGCACAAGAGCGTCCGTGACCCTATCCGTCCTAACGCTTCAATTTATCCCTATCGAATACCGCCAAGAGATTATTCAAAACGTCTACGACAATACGAACCCCGGCGGAGTTTTCCTATTCGTTGAAAAGGTTCTTGGTTCCGACGCCTACGCGAACAAGCTTCTTATAGATACTTTCCTAAAGACGAAAGAATCGCACGGCTACTCTAAAGAACAAATCGAAAGAAAGAAAGAAAGTTTAGAAGGCGTCCTAGTTCCCGTGACGGCGGATTGGAACGTCGAGCTACTAAGAGAAGCGGGATTCAAACACGTCGATTGTTATTGGCGTCATCTAAACTTCGCTGGTTGGGTAGCGGTAAAAGAATGAAGCCCAAGTATTCCGTCCCGACTATGGACGACGTAAAGAAGGCTAAAGGCTCTAACGGCTTTACTATGGTTTCGACTTTCTCCGGTTGCGGTGGCTCTTGTCTTGGATTTGAAATGGCGGGCTTCGATTTACGTTGGGCAAACGAGTTTATTCCCGAAGCTAGGGAAACCTATCGAGCCAATCACGACGGAGTAATCCTAGATGACCGAGATGTAAGAAAAGTAAAAGGCTCCGATATTCTCGAAGCGATTGGTCTTTCTGTTGGCGAACTAGATTTATTTGAAGGCTCTCCTCCTTGCTCCTCCTTTTCTATGGCTGGCTCAAGGGAAAAGGCTTGGGGGAAAGTAAAGTCCTATTCGGATTCCGAGCAAAGAGCGGACGACCTTTTCTTTGAATACTCCCGTCTAATAAAAGAGATTCAACCTAAAACCTTTATCGCGGAAAACGTTTCCGGGCTAGTTAGGGGAACCGCTCTAGGCTACTTCCGCGAAATCCTACGCGACCTTCGAGCTAACGGGTATACCGTAGAAGCTAAACTTCTAGACGCGTCTTGGCTAGGAGTTCCCCAAGCTAGAAAGCGGATTATCTTTGTCGGAGTCCGGAACGACCTAGTAGAGAAATATAAAGTTGCTCCGGCGTTCCCCTCTCCGTTTGAATACCAGTATTCTCTAGCCGAAGCCCTAGAAGACGTTGCTACCCTAGCGGATTACTTAGACCCGGATACTGGCTTTGATATCAGCCTAGATAGATACGCTATTGGCTCCGAGTGGGATAAGACTCCGGTTGGGAAAGCCTCGGAAAAGTATTTCCAGTTAGTAAAGCCTGACCCCTCTAAGCCCGTTGGAACTATTACCGCAACTATCGGAGCTATGAGCGCAGCTTCGGTTGTTCACCCTCTAGAGAAACGGAAGTTTACGCTTGAAGAGCTAAGGCTTCTATCTAGTTTCCCGGCAGACTTTGTTCTTACGGGAACCTACGCGCAACGTGCCGAGCGTATCGGCAGGAGCGTTCCCCCGCTTATGGCTAAAGCCATAGGTGAAACAATAGCTAGAGAAATACTTTCCAAGACCCGTTAGGGGATTGGGAGAAAATCAAAAAAAATTTTTAAGAGAAGCTAATGACCGCAGGTAGACCAACTAAACCAGCAGAGATAAAGCGACTGACTGGCAATCCCGGCAAGCGCGCCCTGCCCGAGCAATCGGCAATAATGCTAATTCCACAAGCAACGAAAGCACCTGAACCCGCTAGACCACTCCTCAAATACGGGCAGGAACTTTGGGACAGGGTTTGGGAATCCGGCATAAATTGGATTAGCCCAAATACCGACCTAGAAATTCTTCTTATGACTTGCGAGCTAATCGACGAACGCTGGAACCTACGCGTTCGAGTAATGACCGACAACAACCCGAAAGACCGTCGGGGACTTCGAGAGCTTGACCGCCAAATTGTTTCTAACTTAGGGCTTCTAGGATTCACCCCGTCCGACCGCTCCCGTCTAGGCGTAGCCGAGGTAAAGAAAATGAGCAAGCTAGAAGAGCTAATGGCAAAGAAGGCTTCGCGTGAGTAGCTGGCCCCCGTTATGGCTAACCCCGGTAGATAAGAAAGCAATCGAACGCGGGGACGGCGAAATCGCAATCGAGTTTTCCGAAACCTTCGGCACAATCGGCAAAGACGGAATTGCGGGAAGAGTAGGCGACGCGCTAAAGCTACGCGACTGGCAGAAAGAGCTAATCCGACACGTCTACGCCCGGGACGAAGACGGTGGGCTAATTGCGAGAACCGCACTTATAGGGCAACCGAGAAAGAATGGAAAAAGCGCGCTCTCTTCAGTTAGCTTCGCTCTTTATTCCTTACTCGCTGAAGGCGTAGAAGGTGGAGAAGTGTATTCAATCGCAGCGGAAAAAGAACAGGCGCGAATTGTATTTGGTGAAGCCAAGAGAATTGTTGAATCTACCGAACTAAGCGAAATGGTAAAGGTATACCGCGACGCTTTATTTGTTCCCGAAACTAATTCCGTTTATCGAGTTCTATCTGCCGAGGCTTATTCAAAAGAGGGGTACAACCCGCACCGTGTAATAGCTGATGAGCTTCACGCGCATAAAGACCGCTCTCTATTCGACGTAATGAGCTTGGCTATGGGAAACCGCGGAAGTATGGCACAGCTTATCGCCGTGACGACTGCCGGAGTAAAGAAGGATATGACAGGTGGCGACTCTATCGCCTATAGCCTTTTCCAATACGGTCAGAAAGTTTCTCGCGGAGAAGTTATCGACCCTTCTTTCTTTATGGCTTGGTGGGCAGCACCGGACGAAGCAGACCACCGCGACCCCGAGGTTTGGGCTAAAGCTAACCCGGGCTTTGACGACCTAGTAGATAAAGCAGACTTCGAGAGCGCAGTAAAGCGAACCCCAGAAGCGGAGTTCCGAACCAAGCGACTAAACCAATGGGTATCTTCGCAGACCGCTTGGCTACCTGCGGGAACTTGGGACGAACTAAAGACTGAAAGAGAAGTTAGCCCGGACGACGAAATAATCTTAGGCTTTGACGGTTCGTTCTCCGGCGACTGTACCGTTCTTGTTGCTTCAACTATTCCAAAGAGCGAAGATGAAAAACCCTTTATCTGGCTAGTCAAGGAATGGGAAAAAGACCTAACTATCCACGACGACCTATGGCGGGTAGATATTCAAGAAGTCGAAGAAACGATTCTAAACTTTATTCAAAAGTATCCGCGAACCCGGGAAGTAGCCTGCGACCCTTTCCGCTGGCAACGCTCTATGGAAGTCCTAGCGGATAAAGGCGTTCCGATTGTAGAGTGGCCGTCTACTTCGCCTAAGAGAATGGTTCAAGCTTGCGCTAAGTTCTATGACGCCGTGACGGGCGGGCAAGTCGAACACGACGGAAGCCCAGTCCTAGCAAGGCACCTCGATAACGCCGTCACGAAGATAGACAACTTAGGGATTCGAATAGTGAAAGAGAACCGTCATTCTCCGCGCAAGATTGACGCTGCGGTTGCGGCAGTTATTGCCTTCGATAGAGCAGTTAGCAGTAGAATAGAA